ATCCAGCAGGACCCCAACGACGTGGATGCTCTCAAGCGGCTGGGAAAGCTACTGAATGAGAAGGGTGAGTATACCGATGCTATAAAGTATTATGATGCTGCCCACGCCCTCTACATCGCTGCGGAGGCCAGAGATGAAGCCGCTGCTGCGGAGAAGGCTAAAGAGGCACAAGATGCTGCCGATAAAAAGGCCAGAGATGACGCCGCTGCTGCGGAGAAGGCTAAAGAGGCACAAGATTTAAGTTATGAAGATATAGATGACATTTTGCGAAGATCTGCTCAGGCCGAGGAGGCTAAAAGAAAGGCTGTCCGCGCAGAACAAGAGAGGTTAGCTGCTGAAGAAGCTGCCCGCGCAGAACAAGAGAGGTTAGCTGCTGAAGAAGCTGCCCGCGCAGAACAAGAGAGGTTAGATGCTGAAGAAGCTGCCCTTGCAGAAATTGAACTTAATTTTGATTTTCTATCTGGGTTTGGAGGCGGCACAAAAAAGAAGAAAAAGAAGGTTTCACGTAAATTAAAAAGTAAAAATTAATATTTAAAACTAATTCATTTTTATCTATTATGGAAATTGTTTTTGATAATAGAGAAAAATATTTGCTAGATTTGATAGCTACTTCACAAGAGCCTATTTTTAAAAATATTAAAACCGAAAATTTAGAATTAGGCGACATTATTATTAAAAAGGATGATAAACCTATACTTATTTTTGAAAGAAAAACGTTTACTGACCTTGCACAATCAGTAAAAGATGGGAGATATAAAGAGCAAAAACTTAGATTACTCAATAATTACAATCCAAATATGATAATTTATATACTTGAAGGTCCATTAAAAGGTTCTAACGATAAAATATTTAGTGGAATGAAACTTGGGGTTATCAAAAATATTATTATTAAAACACTTATCCGTGATAATATTAAGGTTATAACATCTAATGATCTTGATGACACTATGTATTACATTCAAACTGCATATAATAAATTGGAATCAGGACAAATATCTATTAATACACCAGAATTAGAAAATTATAATAAACTTGTTAAAACTGAAAAAAAAGCTAATGTTACAAATGACAAATTTTTATATATAACATTATGTCAAATACCTGGGGTATCATCTCTTGTAGCTACACCAGTCGCATATGAATATAAAACTATAAAAAACCTATTAAAATCATATGATAAACTTGAAACATCAATTTCTCGTGAAAAAATGTTAAAAGACATGCAATGTAATGAAAAAAGAAAAGTTGGACCAGCAATGTCTAAAAAAATATTTGAATTTTTATATAATGATTTAGAAGAGCCTAATATTCAATAATCATAATCATAGAATTCTCTTCCCTTGAGGAGGATTTCCATTATTATTTTGATTATTTATACTAGTATAAGTTGGGATTGTATTTTGTATATAAATAGCTTTTGTTGATTTATATTATTTATAATCGAATACTACCTACAGTTGGATTTTTTATATTAGGTATTTATGTTTGTAGATTGACATTTTCATTAAATAATTCGATAGTTTCATTTATAATTGTTTCATTAATTACTTGACTAGTCACAGTATTTATTTCACCTTCATCGCCAATATGTTCATCTACTTCATGTTCATTATTTACTTGATTAATATCATTATTTACTTGATTAATATCGTTATTTACTTGATTAATATCATTATTTACTTGATTAATATCATTATTTACTTGATTAATATCATTATTTACTTGATTAATATCATTATTTACTTGATTAATATCGTTATTTACTTGATTAATATCACTATTAATTTCAATACGTCTTCTTTGAGAAGGTTCATTACCAATGTATACACCATCGCGGTCTCTTTTAACTTTAACAGTTCTTCTAACTTTCAATTTAGGGTTATATGAGTTTATATCATTATAAATAATTTGAGCAAGGTCGTTATTTATTTCATTTGTAATTTTATTTATAATATTTAGGTTATTCATTCTACGTTGAAGATAATATTTTTTAATAATTTGGTTAAACAAACTATTAAGTTCTTCAATCGTTTTATTACTATCTACTATACTTTTTATGATATCGATTTTAAGAAACTTCCAACTCAAATCAATAATATTATCGATAATCTCATCTTTTTCAAATTCGTCAACATATTTTTTTATAGCTTTTTTACAGAAATATAAATAATGCATCTGCACCATCATTTCTGTATCATCAATATAGTTTTCATAAATATTAATAACAATGTTAGAATAATTATCCTTCTTTAAAAATTCGATCATTTCAATTATTTCACTTGTTTTAAATTCTTCTTTCGTATATGGATTGCATGGTCTTTTTGGTTCAGGTACACAGTAAATACTATTTTCAATTGAATTAGTTAAAATTTGTTTAATATCGTTAAGACTAAACCAATACTTATGACCATTATCATTTATAACACTTATTTTTTCATTTGATTTATAATCATTTTCTAAAATTAAATCACAGTCGTTAACAGATTTAATTTTAGAATTAACTTTTCTACGAAAACGTTTAATATAGGAACGCATATAAACATTAAAATTAATACACTTACCATAATATTCAATAATACAATCTATTTGTTTTGAATTAAGAAATTGATTTCTGGTATGATATGTTATTATTTTACGTTGTCCCTTTTTGCACAAATTTTGTAAACTATTAATAATTGTAGTTAAGACATAATCGTTATTTTTGAATGGTATTAGATACATTTGTTATTAATGTAACAATAATTTTATATCAACTTTTAAATATATAAAACTTGATTTTGATTTAAGAAAATATGCGTATATTATACTAATAATGAGCGATGATTCAAGGAGTAATGATGAAAATAGCGTCAAAACATTAACACCATATAATCCAAATAATATTTTAATTCAACCCAATGATATTATGAATATCCTTAATAATAACGGTATTGATAAAATCAATCTTAAAGATATTAATATTGATGTCTATAGACAAGCATTTATGCACAAATCATATATTTTAAAAAGTAACTTTGAACTATCTAGAAAATACGAAGAAAATATTATTATAAGTAAAAAACCTGAAAATTGTCTTGATTTATCAGATGGTGAATCTTATGAAAAACTTGAATTTTTAGGTGACAGGGTAGTTGAACTTGTTGTAGTTAAACATTTATTTGATAGATATAATGATTTACCTGGTTCAGATGAAGGATTTTTAACTAAACTTAAAACTCGTATAGTATCAACTAAATCATTAGCCTCATTTTCTGAATATCTGGGATTTAATAAATATATTACTATTTCCAAACATGTAGAAGAAAAATGTGAAGGTCGAACTAATCCTAGAATTTTAGAAGACGTTTTTGAAGCATTTATAGCTGCTTTATTTCTAGATTTTGCAGAAGTTGAAACTGATACTCAATTAAGATATGATTTAATGTCAGGACCTGGATATGAAATTTGTGAAAAATTTATTACTTCAATTATTGAACAAACTATTGATTTTGAAAATCTGATTATGAATGATGATAATTATAAAGATATACTTCTTAGATATTTTCATAATACTTATAAAATAACACCTAAATATATTGAGATTGAATCAGACGGACCTCCTCATAATCGTACATTTATAATGGGAGTATTAGATAATCAAGGTAGTATAATTGGTAAGGGTACAAAAAAATCAAAAAAAGCTGCTGAACAAGAAGCATCACGCCAAGCACTTATATATTTAGGAGAATTATGTCAGTAATTAAAGTTAAATTTCTGTTTATATAATAAATGAGCAATAACAATCCTAAAATAGAAAATTTTTTATCGGATGAAATATACAACGATTTTACTGATGAAAAAGGGAATTATATTATAGGGAAACATGTAGGAAATGATTTATTTTTATGGAAAAATAATAAACGTAAAACTTTTTATAAAATTATAGATAATTATTTTTTACAAAATGGTGGAAACGATATTGACTCGGAAGAAGGGGGAGAAACCACTGAGGAGGAAGTTGAGTATGAAGAAGAAGGGGTCGATGACGAAGGAGACCAAACAGAAATGGAGGTAACTGTAGAACAAGTTATGTATCAAGATAAACTCGTAGGTGCTAAAGATAACGACAATGGAACATACGATATTTATTCGTTTGATAATGACGAATTAATTCAGGATTCAGTTGATAAATCGGAATTAACCTTTATAAGAAGTGATGAAGAAGAAGGAAACGAGGAGGAGGAAGAAGGAAACGAGGAGGAGGAAGAAGGAAACGATGAGGAGGAAGAAGGAAACGATGAGGAGGAAGAAGGAAACGAGGAGGAAGAAGGAAACGAGGAGGAGGAGGAAGAAGGAAACGAGGAGGAAGAAGAGGTAGATGATGAAGGAGACCAAACAGAAATGGAGGTAACTGTAGAACAAGTTATGTATCAAGATAAACTCGTAGGTGCTAAAGATAACGACAATGGAACATACGATATTTATTCGTTTGACAATGACGAATTAATTCAGGATTCAGTTGATAAATCGGAATTAACCTTTTTTAAAAGTGATGAAGAAGGAACCGATGAACAAGAAGTTGAGTATGAAGAAGAGGTAGATGACGAAGGAGACCAAGAAGAAATGGAGGTAACTGTAGAACAAGTTATGTATCAAGATAAACTCGTAGGTGCTAAAGATAACGAGAATGGGACATACGATATTTATTCGTTTGATAATGACGAATTAATTCAAGATTCAGTTGATAAATCGAAATTAACCTTTTTTAAAAGTGATGAAGATGAAGTAGAAGAAGAAGACGAAAATAAAGGAGTTGAAGAAGGAGTACTGAAAGGAAAAGATAAATCTCAAGATGAAGAAGAACTAGATATGCAAACTAAGTTACAAGATAAAGAAACACTTCCTACATATGACTCAAGAGACCTTTATTTTGCAAATGAACGTAAAACATCAGGTTATCATGATTTTTATAAAAGGTATTTAGAACCTTTTCCACACCATGTTAATAGTGAATCGTATTCTGAACCATTTAAAAAGTGTTTAAATAGAATAGAAGTAAATGAATGGATAATGCCTGAAATTAGTGGTTTTAATAATTTTATTAGAGATGTTTTCACTGTAAAAATAGAAGAATATATTAAAAAAAATGATAAGGAATCAGAACGTGATAAACATTCTCAATTATCTCCATATTATGAGGAAAATATACAAAATCAGCAATTATTTGTACAGAATTATTTACAAGAAAATAGCCCTTATAGAGGTCTACTTGTATATCATGGATTAGGTTCAGGAAAAACTGCAACAAGTATACTTGCGGCAGAATCAACTAATCACCGTAAAATTTTTTGTTTTTTACCTGCATCACTCGACCAAAATTATAAATTAGATTTATCAAGATGGGGGGATATATCATATAGAAGTAGATGTAGATGGAGATTTTTGAAGAAAACAAAAAAATTTACAGATAAAAAGTTTAATAAGTTACTTAATAATTTAGGTATACCGCATGGAAGTTGGAGTGAAATTACCAAATTTGATCATAATAATTTGGATGAATTAGGTTATAATCTTGATAATGATGATATTCGCAAAATACGTACAGAAAATTCTACAAAAAATGATGAAGGTATTTGGTATGTTGATGAAGATAATGGTTTTGAATATGATAGTTTATCATTATATGACCGTTTTAGAATTAATTATATGATATCTAAATTAATAGATAATAAATATATTTTACCACATTATAATGGTAATTCAAGTTGTATAAAAATAATTTTTAAAAATTCTCTAGGTGAATTATATGAATCTAAATGTATCGAATTAGGTATAAATAAACCGAGTAATTTAAAAAGAAAAGATTGTGTTACCTTAATTACCGCTGTATATAATGGTGAAATTGAAAATCCATTAAATAACAGTTTTATAGTTATTGATGAAGTACATAATTTGGTTTCACGTATTTTAGGAGGAGGATCATATGGACCTATGTTATATTATCTTATTTGCAATTCAATAAATACTAAAATTCTAGCAATGTCAGGTACACCAATAGTTAATAACCCATATGAAATTTCAGTTTTAATTAATATGATAAAAGGTTATGAAAAAATATATAAATTAGGTATTACTAGTATAGGCCAATTACATGAAGAAGATATTATGAAAATAGGTAATGAACAAAATCAAATTAGAAGTATAAAGATTAATGCTAAAAATATTTTAATTACAAGATTACCTTTAGGATTCAATAAATCTGATAAAAAAGGATCTATAATGCATTTTTCAAATGTTCCTAATATAGATATTACAAATTCGTATGAAACTAACACTTGTAATGACGAAGAGTTTATTGATAAAATTATAGAAATATTTACTAATGAAGAAAAGCCATTTTTTAATAAAAATCCAGATTTAAAAGAAAATATAAATATAGTCCCATGTTTTCCTGATAGATTAACCGGTCTACAAACAAGTGATAATAAATTAATGATTGATAACCCTAATATTTTATCAAGATCACTGGAAATTGCTCACAAAACATTTATTGAAAAATATATAGATGAAGATAATAATATTAATGCTGATTCTATAGAAGATTTAAAAAATAGAATAAGAGGTTATATTTCATTTTATAATGAACACCCTGATGGTTTTGCTGAAAAAATATTTGACCCAGAAGAGCCTTGTTTTGTAGAAATGTCTAATTATCAGTTATTTGAATATAATCATGTGCGTGATATTGAGCGTGAAAAAGAGGGTAAAAAAAAGAAAAAAGTTTCACTTGATATGGCTAACATTAGTGATATAGAAGATAAATCTTCAGACTTTTTTAAAGTATTCTCTAGACAAGCATTATTATTTGTATGGCCACCCAATGTTAAACGTCCAAGGAAAGCTGATTATTATTCACAATCATCTAATAAAAATATTGAATATTTTACTAATGAAAATTCATTTTTAAGTAATGATTATCTACTAAATGAGTTTTTATATAAAGGTAATATATATAAATCAGTTAGAGATGCTCTTGTCAAGTTGGAAGATGAATCGTTATTAGAAGACTTATTAGAAAAAAAATTCAGAATGAAAGAACTTAAAACCAAATTACTTTCAACATTAACACTTAATATAAACGATAAATCTGAACTTCCTCAAAATACAAACGAATTAATACTTAATATTAGGGAAACTTTAAATAATGAGGCTAAAAAAGAAGCAGATATAATTAATACGCAAAAACAAAATTACAGTGAATTACTTTCACTTGCAGGTGAAGATTCAATTAATACAGATAATTTTAATGAAAACCGACAGAAAATTATAGAAGCCATTGCTTCAGAAACGTCAAAAACTAAAGAAGAAGCAGAAAAAATACTTGATAATTATATAGCCAGTATAAATAATGATGATGATATTGATATAAATGATGTATTTGAAAATATCGATATTGATAAATTATATAATGAAGAACTAAAAAAACAAATTGATAAATTAACGGATACGAATTTATCACCAATTGCTTATAATAAATTTTATAATGAAAATAAAACTGAATGGAGAGATGTTGATATTAATAATAAATTTCAGTTAAATGAATTATCGCCAAAAATGTGTGAAGCTGTTGAAAATATTGATAATTCTGAAGGTCCAACATTCATATATTCACAGTTTAGAACTGCTGAAGGTGTTGGTGTATTTTCCAAATGTTTAGAATCTTGTGGCTATACATTTAGAGATTTTTATAGTAATAACTATAGCAAAGAATTAAAAGAAGGTAAAGCTGTCAGGTATAAGGAAAATGAAACTTTATGGAAAACAGGTCGTATAATCAGTATTGATGGGGGTACCGTGAAATTATATCCTGGAAGTATATCTGATACTAAAGCGGAAATAATTGAAAAAAAAATAAATGAAGTTAAATTGGCTTATTTTGCTTACTGGTCAGGTGATGTTAAACAAACAACAAGACATGAAATTCAAAAAACTTTTAATCAATCAACCGATGACCCAAATACGGATAATAAATGGGGTCAAAATATAATGGCAATACTTGCTACTTCAGCTGGAGCAGAAGGTATTAATTTACATTTTGTTAGACAAGTACATATTCTAGAACCTTATTGGAATAATGTACGCATTGACCAAGTTATTGGGCGTTCAAGAAGGTTTTATTCACATGAAAAATTACCAGAAGAACAGAGAAATGTTAAAGTTTATTATTATATTTCTAAATTTTCAGAAAAACAAACTGGTCAAGACACCACCAGTTTAGAAAATTTAGATGAGTATGATGAAGCTGATAGATTAACACTATATAATATATATTCAGGTGATGAGGGTAATTTGTCTGTACCTACAACAAATGATTTTAATAAATTAAAAGCAAGTTTATTATCTTGTTTGGCAGCTGATGCAGGACTTACATCTGACCAATTTTTACACACCACATCAATAAAAAAAACAAAAATTACTAATCAAATTTTAGATATTATGAAAGAATCTGCTATTGATTGTAATTTTAATTTAGAAATAAATCAATCTACAAAAGGTTTTGATTCTACTTTAACATGTTATACTGATGATAAACTACCAGACGGAAGTGAAATTTATAATATAGGTTCAAATAAACTAGAAACCACTGAATTCAAAGGTTATGAACAAAAAATACTTTATCAAGAATTTAAAATTAAAACTGGAGTAATTAAAACTTATATGAGTTTTAACGTTTCATTAGATGATAAAGACAAACCGATTACTGAATTACTTCAATTCGCAAAAGTAATTAATATGTATGATTTCTTTTCTGTAAATAAAATATCTCCTAATACAGTTGGTGAAACCTTTACTGAAAGAAGTAACGCTATAAAATATATTATAGATAATATTAATCAACATAATAAAATAGGTATAGTAAAAATTGATAATGGTCAAATTGTTCCTAAATGGGAAAACATGGCTTTAATAAAAAATAACATTATATTATCGAAACCACCGCCACCAGGTATAATTACTGAATCAATCGATAATTCAATTAAGTCTGAATATAATCCCAATGCAGAATATGATGGTGCATGGAGAAAACAGTTAAATGTAATATTAACTGGAAAAAAAATGACACAAACTACTGAGTTAAATAAACAATTAAGTGTTAAAAGTAATATATCGGTTATTTCACAACCACAATCAGAACCAAATACAGGACCTGAATCAGAACCACAATCAGAACCTACAAAAATAAGTGCACGTGATAAACTTAGAGCCAAATTAAAAAAAAAAAAATAATTATTCACCTATTCTAAATTCTTCTGTAGTTATTGTAAATGCAAGTGATATTTGTAATGTTTTATTAAGTATTTGTCCCCAAGAATGATTATTTGTATTTGTAATTCTTGCAAATACACCATTATTTAGAAAGCCTGTATGATTATTAGCAATGGGATCGATTATTGAATATTCAAGAGGTATATTAATTGATTCAATCATCTTAATATTACTATCAATATTTTTTGTACCTAATCCCATAACAATATGTCCTTCATCTCTATTCAAAAAATCCATAAACTCAGTGTATCCAACTAAATTATTGTGTTTACTCGTATTAGCTTGCATATTATTGTATTGTGCAGTTAAAAATTTTAAATTTTTAGCTATTATTCTGTCACCTATATGAAATTGCGATTTATCTACACTATTATTGAATTCTAAAGTAATATACTCAATTGTATTATTTTGCCATGTATCATTTTTGGAGTGATTAATTTCTTTAATATATATTGTTTCATTAACATTCTTAAAGTATTTTTCACCATCAGGTTTTAATAAATTAATAGTCATTCTATCTAATTTTTGTATATGATTATAATAAATAGATTCATGTTTTGATTCAAGTTTAATATAATTTCTTCCTATAATTGTTTCTTCATACGGTGCACCTTCACCTTCACCTAAATATAATTTCTGTGTATTATCATGACCTAAATCATCTAAATAATCTAAATTAGTAAAATATGAAAATTTATTTTTAGAAGTTGTAGCATTATTTTGGTTTAATTCATTTATACTTAATATCATATATGGGTAAGAAGTAATATCCTTATTAATAGAAATATAAACGTTTTTACCCATAATATCAACTGAATTCTCTGGTAAAAATCTTATATCATTCTGGTTATCACCCTTCACTATATATGCGTTATCAAGCTCAACTTTACTAACGTTATACATTGTTTTAATAATATTTAAACTATTTGTATCATCATCTCCAAATCTAACAGTAAAATTATATCTATTAATTTCAGTTGGAGATATATACTTATTGTTATCATCCCAATATCCATACCATTCACGGTCACTACCATTAATTAATATATAATTTTTAACCGAAATATTATTACTTTTATCTTGTTTTATCATAAAATTTTCTGTTCTTGTTGGAACAACATCTAATTTATTAAGATTAGTTTTACCCAACATATTATCATATAATCTTTTAGGGTCACTTTCAATTATATCTAATCTTACAGAATTTTCGGTATCTTGTCTTTCTTGATTAAGACTACTATATGTTTTAGTAAAATTAGATATATTATTTTCATTAGTATTATTATTAGCGGGTTTTATTTCATTTGTTGTTTGTAAATTTTCAAGAATATCACTATATCTATCATCTTTTTCGTTAGTGTTCACCATATCAGTTTTACCAAATTCTGAAAAAGAATCAAGAGAATTATTAAAACTAGAAAAAGGTTGCAATGTATCATTATTAACTTGATTTAATGAAGGCATGATATCCGTATTAGGTGGTTCGGGTTTGAGTAGTTTGTCAGTATTCATAGGTAATTGATTATTATTTAATGGCGTTTGGTCTCTTTCTTTCATCATTTTTTCATAAGTGTTATTTACATTAGTAAATTGATTTTCACTCTCTCTAAAATCGATATGTTTAACTGGTCGTTTTTCGTCTCTATTTTCTTTTAATTTTTCCATACGGTCATTTAATTCACCATTTTTACGGGTATTAAAACCTCTTTCGCTAGATTCCCCTGTAAAATCAACTCGTGTAACATCTCTTTCCCGCTTTATGTTATTACCTTTATGTATATTGTGTTCATTAAATAGTTGATTAACCTGTGGGACAGCATTTTTTAAAACTGTTTTATTTAAAGCTGTAATTTTTTGGTTATCATTACCTATCATTTTACTAACTTTTTCAATATTTTCCTTTAAGACATATTCTCTTGAATTATTAATAATATTATTTATTTTTTGTTCGAATGGTTTACTATCATAGCCTTTATCTAAAAAAAGATGATTATTAATTAAACTAAATAATATATTAAAATTATCTTTAGAAAAAAAAATATTTTCCATATATTAACTAAAAGGATTTATTTTTAAATAATCGTACTGTTACAAATAATATAATCACCCCTTATAATAAAATGAACTATGGAAATTTTCCAGATAATATAAATAATCAAAGAACAAATATACATACTCAAAATACTCACCACCCAGAATTAATGTTACCACAAAATCGTAATAATTGGCCACCTAAACAAGACGATGTTGAAAAAGACAAAATTTATGTATATGTTTTAGATAGTAGAGATAGAAATACAGTTAAATATCCAAATCCAAATAAGTATCAAATTCAACTTTCCGAAGAATTTAAATATGTTAAAAGCGTTGAATTAATTAGTGCTTTCGTACCTGCATCAGGTTATAATATTACTGATAAGTGTAATAAATTATCAATTATAACTAACGGAGGTACACTAAATGGACAAACCCAAAATATAAATATTACGCCTGGTAATTATCAAAATACCGATTCGTCTAAAGATGATTACTTAGCAAAAGCATTTAATATTCAGCTAAATAATATCAATAATGAATTATATTTAGGTTATTCAAATATTTTAAATAAAACTATTTTTTATACAAAGTTTAAAAGTAACGTTGAAACTAATATAGAACTTAAATTTGCATCAGGTAATACAATTAAATATGATGATGATAATATTCCTACTTATGCAGTTGATTCAATTGGTATTAAATTAGGTTTTAATCCAATTAATAAAAATATAGGTTCTGATGGTTTAACATTTACAAAATCTATTAATGGTAATCAAATTAGTTTAAGTGATGAAAGAAATCAAAATTTAATTTCAAAACCTATTTTAGATGCAATAAAAGATGATACTGGTAAGGTTTACTTTAAAATAATCAAGAGTGTTAATACATACCGATTTAGTATTTTTGTTGATACTATTGATGATTGGGCGAATATTCATGTTGAAGATGCAAAAAACGATAATATTATTGACCAACTTACTAATACAACTGTTATAACTAACGGTACACTTTATTTACCATATATTTTAGCTGATAATGCAATAAATTTACAAGATGATATCTATACATTACTTGAAATTCCTCAATTTAGAAGAATCGAGTCACTTGATTCAAGTACATCGCGTTCATTTGCAAAAATACCACTTGTACCTGAAATTGATTTCCAAAACTCTATAAATTTAGGTATTACTAAATACTTTGAACCAAATTTACAGAGACTAAGTTATTTAAATATAAGTTTTTTAAGATATTCGAAAAGTTATCTAAGTCATGAAACAGAATATTATGACTTTAATGGTCGCGATCATGTACTTACTTTTGCAATTATATGTAGTAAACAACCAGGTAATTATACTGAGATTTTTAAATAATGTTATTCATTAACGGTTTCAAGAAATTTTACCGAATTTTTTTTCCATCATAAACCTTGTGAATAGTATTAATCATTGTTTTATCTAAAGTATAATTACAGGTGTTATAATGTTTTTCAGAAATTTTAAGTAATAAGTTTAGAGAAGGCATAACACAAAAATTATCATAATTACCCTTAATAAATGAACCTTCATGCTCAATAAAACGATTAATAATGCCATAATCTTTATAATATGTCAATGTTGATGATATTATTCTTTCATAATATGGTTTTTCAAGGTTTGGATACATAATACTTATTTGATTAGTTATATAATTATAATTAATCTGGTCCATACTTACTAAACATTTTATACTTGTATCTTTAGAAGAACCAAGTAAATATCTAACACGGTACATTATATTCGGAGCAGAATAATAATATCCTGGTTCGTAATGTAATACAATATCTTCTTTAATCATTTTAATTCCCCAATTATATCCTTCACATTTTTGTTTATCACCCTTTTTATCAAAAACATTATGTTTAAATTTAATTTCAGATAATGTTTTCATATCATAATGTTTACTTCGTTGATTTCTATCAATGTTATCAACTATATACCATGTAATCTTATTTTTAGGATAAGTAGTCACTTTAATATTTTCACAAAGTAATTTAAAATCATATTCTCTATCTTTAATAACTGTTAATATGGCAATATTAGGTAATTCATTATTATCTATATCAGATTGTTTTAATGCATAATCTGCTTTAATAGGTTTACTATTTATATCGGTTTCATCAAAATTATAATTCATTCCCTCATCTAGTTCATATACAAGAACGTTTAATGCGGAACATATCTTTTTCTTTACACTTTTTTTATGTTCTAAAAATTGTATTCTTGATTGTTTCTCTAAATTTTTAAAATCTTTTTCATGAATATTATATATGCTTTTAACAACATCTCTTAAAGATTCGTGTTTAAAACCTATTAAATTACCAAATATTTTAGATGTTTTTTTTTTACCTTTATTGCTAACTTTTACAAGATTATTAATACCATTAATACTAAATTGTTCATTATATGTTTCAAGAGTAATAACTATACCCCCACAACATGTAACCTCCGATAAATACCTATTAAAATAAGGTGTTTCTGGTAAACTAATATGTATTTTATAAGTATGTATTATTTCTTGATAATCTTCATCATTTAGGTATCCGCAAAAATATTCTATATTTTCTTGATTTTTAATTTGAATGTTATTTTCATCAGGATAAAAAATCTTCAATAATGGTAGGTCATTAGTCCAAGAATCAATTAAACGTTGTGTTCCATTATTTTTATTATCGCCCGAAATATGTACAATTGCATTTTGATTGCGTCTATTAAATTTATTATTCCGAATATCATGTATAGACCACCCAATATTAAAAATTCTTTTTTTATTACCAAGAAGTTGAGAAAAAATATCATATGTATATTTGCTTTTAGTAAAAATATAATCGCAACTTTTAATATCATCACTAACGCTTTTATTAATTAATGAATGTTCTACAAACAAAACATTTATTTTACTAAAAGGAGTAAATAGTGTGTTAACTTTATACATAAAAATATTTATATCTACATATGATTGAACTGAATCTTGTAAATCTAAAATTTTTGCATCTAATAATATATTTTGTGATAAAAAGTTGAATGAAAGATTATCGTATAATAATTTTGCATCATTTACATGAGATTTAATGTTTCGATTATGATAAATATTTATTTTTAAAGGTTTATGTCGATTATTCATTACATATAATATAATTTAATCTTTTATATTGTTTGATACCCACTCGTTTTTATTATTTAAAAACGCATTTATCTTTTCTTTTATATCATCTTGATTATTAAATTCATTTAAAATATCTAATGTTAAAAATTGCCTGTTAAATGGGTCATTGCTATGAGATAATAAATGGGTAAATATAGTTTTTTCATCAATAATCATATTTGAACTTGGTAAAATTTTTGGATTAATAATTTCACAAAAAGTTAATGGGTCAAGATATTTTTCGGGAAATTCTAATTTACTTATACGGTTATCATAATTTTTTTTAATACGTTTAATTACTTTATCAAAAATTTTAAACATAACTATATATTTTGGTTTAATTACACCATAAGCTGACAAAGATAACCTGTATATATTAGTAATATCTGTGATAAAATGTTCTGAATAACATCTTTTATCTTGGCTGATTAATATAGAAACATCTATACTTTTATTTAATAGTATAAAATATATATTAACTATTTTACGTATTATAGTGTGTAATTTAAAATCACTATTTAATTTTAGAAACTGGTTTCTATCTAAATCAATCAATAATTTTATATTATAATTAAAACTCTGTATATATTTTTCAATAAGTCGATTAGATACTATTATACCTAAAATATTTTTATAATTGAATAACTTTAATAAAAATGATAAATAAGAATCTAACTTTGAAAATTGGTTATTTATATAATGGTCAAAATCATAATAGGTTTCATCCGAATTTACTTTATCGATAAGTTCTTCCCATAAATAGTTGAAATCAGACATAAACATGTATAACATTTTAGTTATTTTTTCATTATTCTTCTTATTATTTAGATATTTTGTAGTAAAATCGATAATCTTAATTTGTTTATCAAAATTGTTAGTATCAATATTATACGATATTATTTTTTCCAAAATATTGATAACATATGTTCTATATTTGAATTTTTCAAAGTATTGATTATTTGTATCAAAATATTCAAGGTCAATATATATAGATACTAGATTATCTAAAAAATTCACAAAATAATGAAAGTTGTTTATATATACAAAAAATCTAAGTGATTCTATAGCATTCATACGTATATATGGATTAGAACAATATAGTCTTGATGACATTACTTTATAAATCAATTCTTGTAATTCACTTATTTCCACAGATACAATCTTGTTAATATTAATAACATTCTTAAAACGGTCATTAATGTCACTAATATATAATATTGTATTGTTAATATTACGAATAAAATTATCAGGAACATATTTATAAAGACTGTAATTTTTAGTCTGTATCACATATATATATCTCCCTAATATGCGGTAAAAATTAAAAAGGTTCCTAATAAACAAACGATTATCATTTAAAAAATACATAAGATATAGGTCAACTGTTTGTCTCATTGTATCTACATATAATTTTATATCATTAAGATTTGTATAATTTCTTGTATATTCGCTTAAAATGTCATTAAACTTAATTAATTTATAAATTATACATAATATTGTAACTTCACATATCTTATTATGAATTAATATTATTGGTGAATATATTTCATTTGGGTCATTTGGTTCAATTTTGGTCATATTGTTATATGAAACAATACTGGAATCTCTTGAACTATAATCAAATGGATATTTTTTATTAAAAATATGTCCTAAATCAAAATTTACATTTTTACATATAGAATCAGTATGTATATCTACAAAAATATGTGACGAAAAATCATAAACATTTAAGTAACTTTTAATTAACTTATACCCCATAATATTATTACTATATTGATTATTAAAGCGATTAATTTTGTAAAATTTGTCTAACCAAAATATAATATAATCTAATATAGATGTGTTCTCTGAAAAAAACCTTGTATAATCTAAGACATTTATTTGAGTATCATTAATTAATATACCTAAAAAAGTTTCTTCTAAAATATAATCGTTAGTAATTTTGTTATTTTTAATCTCTGTATCAATCAGATAAGTTGCAAATTTAGGTTCATAAATAAGTATATCTAAAATATATTCAACATTATCTTCCGATATGCATAGTTTATATATTTCATCAATTATATTACATTTTATACCTGTTTTTATAAAAAAAACTGTTAAATTAAACACGTCTTTCCGTTTATAATTAATTAATTTTGTTAATCCATTATAATAAATATCATTTTTAAGATAACTATTTATATATGTCACTAAATAATCTATATAATAATTATATTCAGTATCATTTTCATTAATACGATAAAATGTTTTTATAAGATAATCTATACCATTAAGTTGTATCTTTTCTAATATTTTAAAATCAATATCATTTTCACTAACATCAAATACTTTATGTATAGTGTTCATTAAATACATTAAGATTTTAATTTTATTTCTATTTAAAATTCTATATATCTTTTATATATAGAATGATATATGCCTTAACATCAGGGATATTGGAAATAACTGAGGCCGTAACAATGTATGCTTTAAAAAAAACTATATTAGGTGTTTATAATTTAGGTTATTGGGCATTATATGATAAACAATCCATAAAAGATATAAATGATGATTATGTTTTAGTACAAACAGATGTTATAAATGTAGATAATATAGAAAGGGGGAGTGAATTAGAAAAAATTATTAATAGTCAGACACAATTAATAAATGATATGCACAAAGAGTTGTTAACACTTAAAGATAAAATAGAAAAAAAATCATAATAATAATATGGATGATTGGGAAGTAATCACCGATACACAAGAACATGATAATATTCAAAAAAATACAAAATCGAATGATGCCTATAATGAAGGAACAAATGAAGACTCGATTAAAGAACCATATGAAGACTCGATTAAAGAACCATATGAAGACTCGATTAAAGAACCACATGAAGACTCGATTAAAGAACCACATGAAGACTCGATTAAAGAACCATATGAAGACTCGATTAAAGAACCACATGATGTCTATAATAAAAACAAAATTACTGATGAATTATTAAATAATACATCAAATACCTCTGAAATGTGGTCGAGTAGTTCTGATGAAGAATCAAATTATCAAGAACATCATACTAATCTTGAATATAGGTCATTAATAAATGGAAATAATAAAAATTATAAAACATTTGAAAATAAAGATAAATATAATAAAACTGATGATACGATGATATATATTGGATTAGGTATAACTATTATAGTTATAATTGGTGTTTATAATTTAGTCAAATTCTAGAAGAATTTCAATATTATATTTGTTAATACTTTTAGTAGCCGTTACTATTAAATTATCTTTTTTAATTTCTTTTTTTTTTTGAGATTTTGTATTTGATACCATATCTCTTTCAATATCATCATAATGTTCTCGTATATACTCTATCATATTATTTTGAATAGCCCATCTAAAAAAATTTAATTGCCCAACTGTTGTTCGAATTGAATTATTATTATCATAATAAAAAACTATACGTTCACGTCTACAAAAAGGGTCAAATTGTTTTTTTGTAAATGCTTTTAATTGGTCTTTGTATTCCTTATGAATTAATAAGGTTTTATCATTGCATTTCCAATTTATATCATACTTTTTACAAAAATTTGTTACAAACCAGTCAATAATTCTTAATGAAATTTTACTTTTACCTTGATATATTTCTAAAAATCTGTTATAATTCTCTATATTTTTAAAAAATTTGGTAAGTGATATCATTAAATAATCTTGTTTTGAAGAAACATTATCTAATTTACATTCCATGCCAAAATATAAAATAAATAAGTATATAGCTTTAAGCAATTTTAAAAATCATCATCATCATTAATTTCAGATGTAAAAAATGAATAAAAATTATCTAAACATTGCTTTAAACCAATTGAACGATTTTTTTCGCGACCATCATTATATTTAATTAAAGTTGGTACATTTTTCATATCAAATATATCAAATGATGCCTCTACTTCAGCATCATCATCGGTATTTATAACAATCTTAATTATCTTTATTTCATTTACTTCATTTTCAATTTTTTTTAATAATTCTTTACATGGTTGGCAAAAACTGCTACTTAAAAAAATAACATGGTCATCATTCGGTTTTACAAATTTTAAAATATTAACATTTTCTATAGACATTAAATATAATATAACATATGTATATATTTAAATAAAGAGATATAAACCTTAATTTAAGGAGTTGCATTATATGCAAATGGTAATAAACCTCCATGTAAATATGAACCTCGCCAATTTCGATTGTATGTTCTAATTTGTTCATTATCAATTTCTTTTGTTTTATTATTAAGAAATTCTAAAATATGTTCATTTTGTTTTATTATTTTATTATTTTGTTTTTCAATTATACTAAATTGTGTCTCCATACATGATATTCTTTTTCCGATTTCATTTTCTAAATTATTAATTTTTGTTTTAATTTCTAAAAAATCAAGACCAATTTTTGTATGATTTTTATCATCACATATAACCCATTCATCATTTACCTTTTCCATATTAAAATATATAATAAAAAAAAAAAATCTCAAATTTTAAAAATTTCGTGTAATATAATATTTAATATATGATTATTTATAGTGTTTCCTTTAAAAATATTTAAATAATAGTTATAAAATTCTTTACTATTTTTATATATATCTTCTCTTTTTACTAAATATAAATTACTGTAATAATATATGTTGTTCGTAGGTATATTAAAACGTAATTTATTAATCCAAATGTCTTTAATATTTAAATAATTATTTAATGGTTTTTTACCGATTATACCATATTTACCATTATAAATATCTAAATAATATTCCTTATTATATTTAATATCTTTATTATACATTAATTTTGTTATAACATCATTATTGATACTATCAATAATAAATAAATTTTTATGTAAATTATTATAGTTTTGATATATATATTCAAATAAATCATTTGAAGTAAAATTAGGTATAATTTTTATAATGTCCTTTTTTAAAAATTTTTCATCTACGGTTCCATTAACAAAAAATATACTATCATTCAAAAATTGGATATATAAATCTTTTGACATATCTAAATTATATTTATATTATATATCTAAATTATATTTATATTATATATCTAAATTATATCTAAATTATATTTATATTATATATCTTTCGTATTCATAGTTTATATCATTAATTTTGTTATTTGTTTCATTTTGTATAATATCATTATAATTTATATCTGTATAAATTTTACTTAATGATATTTTTTTTTTTTTAACTCATGGACTAACATTAACTTCGAACTTACTAATTTATTTATCAAATATTCATAAACAATAATATTTTTACTTTTTTCCATCAGTTTAAATTTTAAGAAGATTATTAATACTTTTAATATTTAAAAATAATAAATTATAATTATCTAATGTGGCATCTAAAAAATAATATTAATGATACATTATACTGTGGAAAACATAATAATATTTGTATGTATAATCGTTGTTTTAATAAATATGCATCATTAGATTATAAAATAAACAATTTTAAAATAAGTATTTTAGAACATAATGACACATATTGTGATACAATTACTTTATCAAAACATAAATATATATTAATATTCGATACCACAAAACTTGAATATGTCGAATTTATATATTATAATTCAATATTACTAGATGTTATACCCATTTTTATTAATAAACATAATCAATGTATATTATCATTTTATAAAACCGATATAAATAGATTTAATATTATTGATAAGGTCCCAAATAATATTAATGACATATTTAAACTATACCCATTTTATAAATATTTAAATTTACAATCATATATTAAAAAAAACGTTATTTCAAACCATGTCAACAATACAATTAATGATATTGAAGAAGGTATTACCTTTACTATAACGACTTGTAAAAGATATGGCAATTTTGTTTCTACTATGGATAATTTCCTTAATAACTGTATAGACCATGATAAAATAAAAAAATGGATATGTATTGATGATAATTCATCTGAAATTGATAGAAACAATATGAAGTCAAGGTATCCATTTTTTAATTTTCTTCTCAAAAATGAAAATGAAAAAGGTCACGCTAAAAGTTTAAATTTATTATGGAAAAATGTAAATACACCATTTATTTTTCAAATGGAAGACGACTGGTTGATACACGACCGATTTAGTATTTTGGAAATTATAAACAATTTTAAAAATTATAATCTAACACAAATTATTTTGGGACATTGTCATGGTGAAGGTATTAAATTAGATACATCTGTAAATCTTAATAAATATTGTTATAATCAAAAAACCTCAATAATGCCCCAAGATGTTTTATTATATAAACAATCATTAAATGCTAATTTAGAACAATTAACATCCAATTTTTGGTGGCCAGGGTTTACTTTACATCCAAGTATAATTTATTATAAAAAAATTAAAGATAAATGTTTTTCTGAAAATATTAAAAATCACATATTTGAATATAAATTTTCATTAGACCTTTATAATGATTACCATAAAATAGCATATTGTGGGTTAAATGTTGGACATACGGGTAATATTTCTTCATATGACTTAAATAATGAAAAACGTTAAATCATATAAGTTTTTGTGATTATATGTATTAAATGTGGTTTATACCAGTAACATCATTAATGTTGGTTAACGAACAAATTAACAAAAAAAAAAACTTTTGTATATTTGATTCAGATTTATATGATTTAACTAATAAAAATAATAAGAATATAGTTGGTTTAGTGAATAAGAAAGAAATAGGTGTTATATGTTCATTTGATAATCACACTAATATTATGGAAATTGCTAATTATCGTATATTAATTATAACCAAAAAAAGAAATATATATTCACTTAATCAAATTATATTAAATGCTTTTTTTTTAGATTGTATACCAATAATTATTTCAGATACAGATGTAATTCATATATATAAACCAAATTATAAAAATTTAGTGAAAGTATATAATAATTTTAATCCTAATAATATCAGGACATATCAGGATGTGTTTACAAAAATACAAAATTATAAAAAAAATTATCTAAAATTGTATATAAACAATCAAATGGCTACTATAAAATTAGGTTTACCAATTGTAATTATCAAAAAAACTAATGCTAAATTGTTTGGACAGTTTATAAACAATTTTATACTTCCAAATTTTAGAGATAATTTGATAATTTGTTATAATACATTAAATGATAATTATGAAAATAATGATATTAAAATAATTAATGCGTTTGAAAATAATGATATTTGGATTATAAACACAATTCTAACATATACATATAACAACTATATTTATCTTTTTTTTGACAATAAAACTTATCCTAAAATTAATTATGAAAATATTAGTTTAACTATGATGTATTTTAATTATATTCAATTGCAATTTAATAATGAAGAAAAACAAAGATACCCAATAATATATAAGGAATCAGATATTACGTTAAGACAAATATGTTATAACCCGACACATTCTTTAAAACCAGAAATATTTGAAACATATGATAATATTAATGATTTAAAATATATTTTTAAAGGAAAGAATAATATATATTTTTGGAAACCAGGATGGGAATTTACTAGTGGGATATGGAATATATCTGAAATGAGGAAAAATATAGGTTTTTTAAATGATTTGATAGATGTAGAAATAGGTTTATATGATTATTCATTAAGATGTTATAATTTAGGGTATAAATGTTTAATTTATGAATAATCTTATTTTTATTTCTTTTATAGAATAATGGATAACACATATTGTTCACCAAATGCAAAAAATAAATCATTAAAAAATTCATGTCTAAATGATAAAATAATTAATGATGTAGTTAATATTTATAATAAAACAAATAAGAAAAAAATAAATGGTGGTAATAATCAACATAAAATTACAATTTTAAAAAAAGAGTATGGTGATGAAAATACATGGGATTCAAATAATAAACTTACATCTTTACATAATGATATTTCAAAACGATTTCTTCCAAAAAAACCAGAATCTTGGTCTAAAGACCCATGGCTATCTACAATTGACATTATAAATAGTTTAAAACAATATGATAATGCTCATACTGATTTTAAATTTATTGGACCGTCACCAATAGATTTTGACCATAAATTTAGTTCAAATCAATGCGTTGAGAATGATTTATGTAATCTTAATTTACAAAGGTATTTTAAAGATGGTGTAACTAAAATAGGCATCATTTTTAATCTTGATAAACATGACCAAGGCGGTTCACATTGGGTATCTATGTTTATAAATATAAGAGACGGCGGTATATATTATTTTGATTCAGTTGGTACTAAACCACCTAAAGAAATTGAGATATTGTCTACAAGATTATCAGAACAAGGTAACTCTCTTATTTTTGATAAAGGGTTAAAAATATCAAATAAACATAATATTATTACAACATTTACTATATCTAATGATAATTTTTTTGTTTTGGAAAAAAAAAAAAAAGATTTTTTCTATAAAGGGGCTATTGTTTATTTTGTTCCTAAAAATCGAAATTTAAATGATACTGATAAAGCCTATGTTATATCTGGAACAACAAATAATAAATTTGTATTAGTTGACTATAATAAAAAATCCCCAATTTTTGATAGTAAAAATTATAATATTGTTAAACATTGTTTTACTCCATTATTTAATTCAATTGGACACCAACAAGAAAATAATGAATGCGGAATATATTCAATACATTTTATAATAAGTATGTTAAAAGGGGATAATTGGAATGATTATATCAAACAAATAAAAAAAGATAAATATATGGAGAAGCATCGAGATATTTTTTTTAGACCTAAATATTAAAATGTTTTGTTAAAATCAGGTTCACATCTTTTTTCACATAATGTTCCATCTTTATTTTTTAATTTTACAATATAATGGTCATCATAATAATTAATTTCAGGCTTTCTATCACCTGTATATGAATATCCATAACTATTTTCAACCATCCAATCATTAAGAAGTATTTCTTTATTATCTAAAGTTAATCTTACTTTGCATAATATACGGCCATATTTATCATTTCCCATACAATCTAATTTTACTGTTTTATTTAAGATTAAATCTGAAATAATTCGTTTTGATAATTGAGCGAATTTTTTCTCATTGTCTCTATCTAAATTTTTAGTACTTGGTTTCATTTCAGGACAATCATAACCATATGTTCGTGTTTTAACTTTAACATATTGTTTATCCCCTTCAAAAATATTGACAACTGCAGTAAATGTATCTCCATCATAAATATCTACAATTCGTGCATCTTTTGTTACATTTTTAAATAATGTTTCTAGCATAGGAACTTCATCATAATTAATATCTTTATTTTCATATTTTGTAAATTTAGTTTGACAAATACCCATATTAACCAATTTTATTTATTTTATTTCAAATTTAAATATTAAATATTTTATAACATTTAATATATAATGAATAACTACGTAATTTTACTACCTATACTAATACTCTCAGTATTGTTTTTAATATACCTAATAAAATCAAAAACCAAACAAAAATATAAGATAGTTGAAAATAAATTACAACTTCGTTTCCAAAATAATCATCCAACGCGTTCATTTTCGTCTGAACAACAATTTACAGACCCTAGACAAAAATATCTTGCAAATTCTACAAAATGTTTTTCATGTGAAAAAGAATTTGGATATAAAGGGCAACCAACTAAATGTTTCTCATGCGAAGAACCATCATACTCATTGACTAAACTTAATTAAATTCACTTTTAACACGGGGCATTAATAATCCTTCAACCCAAATATATTTATCGAGAAGAATTTTGTCTGCTTGTTCTTTCTTTTCTGTTAAAACTCTTATTTTTTTAGCTTCAATTTCTCGCTCTTCATGTGTTTTTACCTTAGTATCAAATTTCCTCATATATATTTATTTTGATATTATTTTTTCTTATAAAACTTATATTTTCCTTTAGAATCCTTATATCCTACAGCAGTTTCATTGTTATCACATTCATAAAAATATTTTTCTCCATCATAAAGATATTTCTTTTTTTTAATAGTAATTTCTTCCATTTCCATTTCTTCTTCTTCTTCTTCTGTTACATTTTGATTACCCGCAATATCTTCCTGGGTTTCCTTAGGGACTTCTTCATGTAATTCTTTTTTTACTTCACCCACAGTTTTATTCATTTCTTTATCTTGGTCAAGTTCACTATAACGTTTATCATTTTTATCTTCATTCGAATTTGTTTCATATTGTGATATTTTAAAATTTAAACGGTCTATCTCTTTTTTTAGATTTGTAATTTGAAAATTGCGTTCGACTATTTTATCATCATATTTTCTTAATATTGATATTTGATTACTTGGTTTCGATTTTAAATTATTTTCTTCCTCAAGATTGTTTTTTTCTAATTCAAGACTTTTATATTGATTTTCTAATTCCAACTTAGAACTAAGTTGTTCATTTAAATCATTTGTTACGCTATTAATTTTTTCATTTAAATCATTTGTTACGCTATTAATTTTTTCATTTAAATCATTTGTTACGCTATTATTTTTTTCATTCAAATCATTAATTTCTGTTTTATATGATTCGACTGTATCGCTAAATTCCGAACGAATATTATCACTTATTTTAGATTTGACTTTATCAAAAAACGTCATTTGTAAACACATATTAGACATAATTGTAAGCAAAATGTGTGATTTTTCATCTTCATTTAATGTTATATTATCATGTAAAAAATCTAAAATATTGTTGCTGTCGATCTTAATATCACTTTGAAATAAATTTTTAAATTCCTTTTCTAAATTTTCTGGTAGTTTATATGACATTATTATTAATATCTAAATTTTCTTTATATATTTTTAATCTTACTTGTTAAAAATCTTGTATCTTCTCACCTAATGCATTAGTAAACTTAATATAGTTATTAGAAGTTTCTATACCGTTATTAAACAAATCTACAGAACGAACACTATATAATATTAAATCATCTATAAATGGTACTAAATCATAAAAATTTATCATTGCTTCGGGAAATTTACGTCTGTTAATGTTTAGTAATAATATAAATAAAACTGGAAATCGCTTTACATTATGTTTTATTACATTTACTAAAATTTTTTGAGCAGGTCTTAATGCTATTGTAGCTACGGCACCTGCTCCGGGTATTAAGGTAGAAATACCCGTATTTAAAGCTGTTACTGCCATATCACTTCCTAAATCTAATACAGGAGTCATTAAGACCAATGATGTTTCTAACGTTCTTAAATATGAATCAAGTGAATCAAAACCAATTGTAAATAATTCACCCAAATTACTATTTTCTAGAGAATGTGCTAAAAAGATATATTTTGATACACCATTGTATTTCTTTTCCCCATACTTTTTAATAGATTCAGTATACTCATCTCTAATTTTATTTAAATTATTTACTTTCTCTAATATTTTTTCAATATCACTAGTATTTATTTTTTCATTACCTCCGTTCATTTCAGATATCATTTTTTTTCTTTTTATTTTATTTTTAGTCTTTAAAATTTTATTAACATTTTTCATAAATGGTTTAAGGTGTTTTAAATTAGCGTTAATATGATTTGCATTTAATTTCCCTCCTATTAAATTATATTTATTTAATATTTTTACAATATTTTTAACTACTAATGCTAAAGGTTTCATTTATTTTAAACAGATATTTAAAAATAATACGAGTTTTTAACTATATGTATAATTTATGTCTAAACATGATTGTTAAAAATGAATCACATATTATACGTGAAACATTAGATTCTATATATAAATATATTGATTATTATATTATAATTGACACTGGTTCTACTGATAATACTAAAGAAGTAATTTATAATTTTTTTAAAGATAAAAATATTTTAGGAGAAATACATGATGTTCCTTGGCAAAATTTTGGTTATAATCGTTCAGAAGCTATAAAATATTGTAAAGGTAAATCTAAATATATATGGGTTATTGATGCAGATGACCTTATTATAGGCGATCTAGTATTACCTAAAAAATTAGAATCACGTGCTTATAATTTATTATATGGCAATTCATTTACATATTGGCGTACGCAAATATTCAATATAACAGATTATGACTGGAAATATGTTGGTGTATTGCACGAATATCCTGCATGTGAACCAGATAATGGCGAAATATCTGATATCCATGGTGATTATTATATGGATTCGAGACGTTTAGGTGACCGAAATAAAGATGATAATAAATATGAAAGAGACTGTAATTTATTAATTAATGGCTTAGAAGAAGAGCCTGATAATGAAAGATACATGTTTTATTTAGCACAAAGTTATATGGATGTAGGTAAACATGATAAAGCTGAAGAGTTTTATCTTAAACGAGCCGATAAAGGGAGGTGGTATGAAGAACACTTTTATTCATTGTATAAAGCTGGATTATGTAAAATGTATCAAAATAAACCTTGGAATGAATGTTTAAAATGTTTTTTAGATGCATATAATGTTAATAAATGTCGTATTGAACCTATTTATGAAATAGTTAAATATTATCGTAAGGATAATAATTTTAATGAGGGTTACAAATATGGGAGTTACATTAAAAATATAGATTCATATAATTGGTGGTATAAACAAAATAAAGACCAAAAACTGTTTATTCATAATGATATTTATGATTATAAATTTTTTGATGAAATGTCAATATGTGCTTATTATACAGGTAAAATATATGAAAGTTTTAAATTTTCTTGTTATGCATTAAAATGTCCATATATTCAGCAAAGTTATAGGAGACGTCTTGAAGAAAATAAAAGTTTTTGCGTTAACATGAATCATCATATCCCTATTCAAATAAAAAATATGTATGAAACTGTTCTTGGTGATAATATTAATAAAATTAAGTCATTATTAAATAGAGATAATATTAATAAAAATGGAGAAATAACTTTTACAATGACTACTTGTAAAAGATTAGATTTATTTACAAAAACAATTAATTCAGTTATAAATACATTTACGGACCTTGATAAAATTTATAAATGGATAGTTGTTGATGATAATTCATCTGAAGAAGATAGACGAACTATGAAAGAACAATATCCATTTATAACATTTTTTTTTAAAGACGTGTGTGATAAAGGTCATGTAAATAGTATGAATATTATTATAAATAATTTAGATACTAAATACTGGTTTCATATGGAAGATGATTGGACTTTTATAGAAAAAAATAATTACTTTGAGCAATTGGAAAAAATTTTAGATTCTGATAAAAATATTAAACAGGTTGCAATTAACAGAAACTATGCTGAAGAATATAAAAATGATGATATTAATATTTTAGGAGGACATTACATTATAAATCATAAACATAATTATGTTGTTCATGAGCATTATCCCCAAGGTTCTAAAGAATATAGTATTTTTTTGGAAAAAAATAAAGGTTTAACATGTGGTTATTGGCCTCATTATACATTGCGTCCATCTTTAAGTATAACAGCTGATATTAAAAGTATAGGATATTATAATGATGAAGCAGGTCATTTTGAAATGGAATTTTCATATAGATATAATGATAAGGGATTTAAAACTGCATTTATGAACGGTATTTATTGTCTCCATACAGGACGATTAACAAAAGAACGCGATGATAAAACTAAACCAAACGCGTATATTTTAAATAATGAAGAACAGTTTCAAAAATCAAAAAATATAGACACTGCAACTATAGATAGTATTACCAAAAATGACAATACTACCGATGATAATAATCCATATGATAATTTTTATAATGAACATAAATTAGATTTAGATATAATATTACATAATACTGATTTTTCTCTAGAAATTGTAAAACAAATATATATTAAAAATGATAACGATGTTATAAGTACAGTTTTAGATATATCCGAAATAATTAATGAAAATAACCAAGAAACCGAAGAAATACCTGAATTAGATAATGAAGAAATTAATGACAATTCACATATTAATTCAGATACAAATAAAGATATTGCTTATAATAAGGATATATTAAACAGTATTAATTTTATTGACCTAGGTGAAAATTATAAAAGATATGCAAAATGTTCATATAAAACAGTACTGCAAATTTTAGATAAATTTGCTAACAACGATACAATATTTATTGATTTTGGGTTTGGTACTGGTATATCATCTCTTTATGGTAGTAAATATTTTAATCATGTATATGCTATTGATGAAAATAATAAAAATATTTTTGGACTGGTATCTAATATGAATCAAAACAAAATAAACAATATATCTGTATTTAACTATCAAATATGTCATAGTGAATATTTTTGTGATAAAATAATTGATAAGGTTACTAACCGTTATGATAATAAAAATGTTGTAATCGAAAATAATATGGTTATTAATAAAACTGTTATGGAATTTATGACTGAGAATCATTTATTTAGACATAATATTGGTTTAATACATATCGATGTGGGTGGTATTGAAGAACTTATGTTAATAAATATGTCAGACTATTATAGGTTATTTAAAAATGTTCCATTATGGATATCATTTTATGGTAATCATTTTAAAAATAATAATAGTTTAATTACTATTTCTAAACTATTATGTCAAAATTATAAATATATTTATACTCATAACGGTTTAAATATACGCGAAAATCTTGTAGAATATATAAAATGTAATCCTCTTGTCGAATTATTAGCATATAACTAATAAAATTCACATCAATATTTGTAATTTATTGAATGAGAGAGTCTATAATATTATCTTCTAGAAATAAACTAGGATTAGGAATAGTACGCACACTTTGAGCTTTAATAAATATTTCCTCATTTCCAATTATAAAGCATTTTTTTTGAGCTCTACTTATAGATGTATAAAGTAAATTTCTTGAACCAGATGTACTCCATGAATAATTATGGTCTTTATGCATAAACAAGATTATATTTTCATATTGTGAACCCTGTGCTTTATGTATAGTTGTACAATATGCAAGCTCAAATTCTTCACCTAAACAATCCGATAATATTTTTTCACTTTTACCATTATCGTAATTAATTGTAACATAATATTTATCACTAAGCTCTTCCACAATATCTAGATTTTTAATTTTATTTTCTAAATCAGAAATTTCAGGGTCCTTCGGTTTACTTGTTTCATCTATGTATATATTAATAATACCCGTATCACCATTTGCATATAATTCATCACTTTTATAGTCGTTCTTTATACGAACAATTTTATCACCAAATCGAAATATAGTATTTTGGTCATTTGTTTTTTTTACAATTTGACCTTTTTGATTAAATATATTTTGTAACATTTGGTTTATATTAACAGAACCAAAGTTATGTTTATGTTGTGGTGTAATAAAACGAGTATTATTAATATCTATATTATTTAAATCTATAAAATTTTTAAATTGTTTTTTAGAAAGTTTATCAACATCAATGAAATATTCATCTGATGTCATACTTATACTTGTATTATCAAAATGCTTTAATGTTACTTTCTTACCCTCAAGCATTCTAATAATATTTTTCATAAGAACTCCTGATTGACGTTTAATCTCTTTGAGAAAATTTACTACAAATAATTCACTATCAATAATACGACTTAAAATATTACCATGGTCGATTGAGGGTAATTGATTATTATCACCTAATATAATTAATTTTAGATTATAATTCGAAAATATTTCTAGTAAATTTTTAAATATATTGATACCTAACATTGATACCTCGTCAATAATAACCACATCTAAATGTGATAAAGTTTTTTTATCACTACATTTTAGTAAATGATTCATTTTATGACATGTTCCAACAAGTTTTTCATCTTTTACATTACATTTACTTTTAAGATTTTTAACAGCAAGACCTGTTGGTGCCATAAGAGAAATATTAAAATCAGGCTTTATCTCATATATATAATCAATAATAATTTCGGTAATTGTTGATTTTCCAGTACCAGGTGGACCACAAATTATACTAAATTTATTTTGAACACTTTTATGTATAGCAGTAATTTGGTCTTTTACAAGTTTTATTTTTTTGGTTTCCTCATAGTCTTTAATAGTCTTATTTAACAAATCTTTATTATAATAATTATCCTGTTTTGGACAAATTTCAATAGCATCATCTAAAGTTTTCATATCACAAAATTCATTTAATAAAAATCCAGTAGTGTCATTTTCAATTTCATTTAAATATTCTAATGTATAATATTCATCATTATTAATAATTACTTTAGTACATTTATTATCAATAATTTTTATAAATTCAATTTTGTCTGGAATATCATAATTAACAAATGTTGTTAACCCTATAAATTGCAAATCTCTTTTAAGGTCATTAACGATATTTTGATATTTTAGATAATATTGATTATGATTCTTAAAATAAGAACATAACCAATATTCACAACGTGTAATAAATTTAGTTTTAAGTTGATAATGTTGGTTAATCTTTTCAGATAATCTAAAAGTAGTTAAATGTGATTTAATAAAGTTATATGGGTTTTCAATAAATTCAGATAAGCAATAATTTGCATTTTTTTCACTTCTCAGTTTCATCATAATTTCATGAAGAGTATTAAATGTTACAAATTTATTCATAATCATATTATCAATAAATGGATAATTTACAATATTATCCTCTTCAAGAATTTTAACCCCGTCTATATCATTATTTTTTGATAATTCTTTAATTAGTACTAATTTTGTTTTATTATAATTTTCTAAGAAAGAATTTATATCATTTGCTCTAAATTCTTTTTTAGATTTATTTTTTGAAAATCGAGAAGATTTCATATACTTTAATTATAATTAAGTGATATCAAATTTTTAATCATACTTAAATAATAACATAACTATATATTTCATATTAATGACCAACATAGTTGAAATTGAAGAATATGACGAAAAAAATAGTTTAATTCGTATAAGAGATGTTGTTTATTGTAAAATTATAGAACCTCTTTTATTTGGTACTTCACTTGGCCTTGGTTTTTCGATTGGTCTATATTTTGGTTATAGGTTTACATATTCAAATAAATTAGATTAATTAATTATATATTAATAGTTCTTTAGTCGTTGAACCTGGATTTAAGGAGTTTATAGCTCGTCTTGCTTTAATTTCATCACAATTATAATCTTTAAATGAATCTTTTACTAAGTCTGCATTAGAATTACTCATGAGGAATTTACTATCTTTTAAACTTTTAGTCATATTAAATAATTTTAATTGTAAATCATTATTAAATCCATCATTTACATACCCTAAAAATGATTTTTTGTCTTTTTCTTGCGTATATGGAGGGTCTAAATATACGAAATCATTTATACCTACTTTATTAATTGAATCACTAAAATCACTATGAATAAATTCAACATCTTTAATAAAGACACTTATAAAATCAAGTTCTGTTTTGTCAATAATATTTTTTAATGATACATAATGTCCAAATGGAACGTTAAATCCATTTGGGCCTTCGCGATACATTCCTCTAAAACAAGTTTTATTTATAAACATAAATAATGCAGAACATTCAATACTTTCTTTGTCAATTAGATTAAATTTATTTCTAATCCAATAATAATAACTTTCTTTTGATGTTTTTGCTTCTTCTAATGAGTTCGGCTTTTTATTACCTTTATTTGTATCAATATTGGAATACTCTTTAAAATATTTGTCAATATAAACATATAAATCGTCTTTGTTATTTTGTATATTTTTATATAAATTAATTAACAATTTATTAATATCATAAACATAAATTTTATTTTGAATATTAATTAAACCTGCTTTTTTATAAGATAATAATGCAAATAATACACTTCCACCACCTAAAAATATTTCATGATAGTTTTCCATTGTGGACGGAAATCTACTCATAACTTCTTTTATAATCTGTGTTTTTCCCCCGACCCATTTAATAACTGGTTTTTGAATTTTTATATTAGACATTCTCTCTTATAAATTTAGAAAGAAAGTTAATCAAATTTATAAAATATTATAATGAAATAAATTTAATATTATAATCTTTAGGTAATAATTCTCCTGATGATATATGTAAATCATGACATCTGACTGACTTAAATTCACTTAAATCATTATTAAAAATTATATTATGTTTAACATTATTCCAAACTAAAATATAATTCGTTTTAGATATTGTATTATATGTACCATCTCCCCAACTTGTTTCTAATTTATTTTTATGAAACCATATATAACCGTTAACATATTTACAATCATGTTTCCAAACATATTTTTTATCAATTACAGGTATAAATACTGAATTATATATATAATCATAAATATGTCTATATTTTTTTAACCAAGGACAATGTATAATGCATGGAAATGATTTTGTAATATTGTTATAAACACAATTATTTTTAAACGATATATAGTTGTCAATCATATCCCAATCATGGACAGGAATATAGAAAATAGTTAAATTATAATCTAATTTTATACTGTATTTATGATGATTTTCAGCATAAAAATAACTATAAATTTGTTGGTCACAAAAATAATCTCCATTAATACCGGATAAATGTGTTAGGGGTGTACATCTACAACCATCTTTTTTTAAATTATTATTTAAATCGCCATCTTTATTGTTTATTTCATTTATTATATCACCGATATATATTTTTAATGCATAAACATATCCCATAAATGTTCCTGAATTTAGATAATTATATTTATATTTATTACCTAATTTATCATAAATTTCTTTTTGTTTAGAAAGACCATGCCAATAACCTTTTTCACATGACCATAATATCTCAGTATTATGATGTATAAACTTATTTTTTATTATTTCTAATGACTGAGTATAAAAAACATCATATGCATCTGAAAAAAATATTATGTCAGTATCGTTTTGATTTTGTAAATATTCATATAACCAAAAAATTTTATTTAGATATGTAAATTCTTTTCCTAATCCAATAATGTCATATGGGATATTAAAAAAATCAAGACTATTTACTAAGTATTTCATTTTTTGTATATCAAAACTATTACTTGGAAACACAGCTTTAATATTCATACATATAAGAATATTTAAATCTTTATATACACACACACAAGGGTTTATGAATAAAATTATTACTGATTTTTCCAATGCATTATATATATTTATTATTTCCCTTATTATTTCACTTATTATTTTTGGTGCATATACAGTAATATATGATTTTTTTTATATTATTACAAATGATGATTTTATTAGTATTTATTTTACATTTGTATCATTTGTTAATATATTTGTTGATTAAATATTTAAACCTATGATAATTTAATTTATTAATGTTAATAAGTAAACAGTTTTTTTGGAAACATGATTGTAACTATGTAAACGGGTATATACATTTTTATAATAATGATTTAAATACTCCTTGGGGAAATGGTAATTATACAAAAATAAGTGATAATGTTTACAAAGTTTTCTTTTGTCATCATGAACATGTAATAACATTTAATAAAGAATTTTAAATGATAATATCAATGGATGGTCAGATTTTAATGATAGTCAACTATTAAGATGTCCGAATCATAAAAAATATGAAGCAAAACTATTATTATCTATGCCAATAAATAGCTCTTTTCTAGATATTGGCTCACATTTTGGAGACACTATTACAACAATGGCATTACATGCCAAAAATAATAATCGAGATGATATTCGTTTTTATGCATTTGAGCCAAATAGTAATAAAGTTTTACATATAAAAAATATTTCAAAATTAAATAATCTAAATATAACTGTTTTTAATTGTTGTGTAGGTAAAAATTCTGGCAAAAGCTCTCATGATAATAATATTAATCCAATTTTTGGTTCATCTTCATATAGAGTTGACAATAATGGAGTTTGTGATATTATTTGTTTAAATGATATATGTGAAAGTATAAATCCTGTTGGAATTATGCATATTGATACAGAAGGTTGGGAAGCAGATGTTATTAGGGGCTCAAGTAAATTACTTAACAATAAAAATAATGCAAATTTACATATTATAGCTGAATGTTGGAGTAATGAAGTTTCAATAATGAGAGGTTTCTCAAATAATCCAGAAAATGATATAATTAATGAAATAAAAAAATATAATTATAAACAGTTAGATGATATTCATGATAAAGATCGAAATTTAGTATTTAGAATAAATTAATATTATTTTTTAGAATATTTACTCTGCAATAAGACTTTGCAATCTTTGAACGATAATTTTGTAGGGTCAGTATCTTTTCCGATTGATACGCAATTTTTGTCTTTGCGGATATATGGTCCATATTGACCATCCATAATTTTAGTACCATCTTTAAATTCTTTGATTAATTTATTTTTAACTTCTTTTACTTCTGAAATTATAGAAATTGCTCGTTCTTCTGTCATTTCTGAAAGCACTTCTTTAATATCTAATAATTTATTACCATTCGATTTAAATGAGTGAAACTTTCCATTATATTTTAAAAATGGACCATATTGACCATAGCTCATATAAACTCCATTATCATTGTAATCACAAATATGTTTTGGTAATGTAACTAAAAAGTCTAGTTCATCAAATTGAACATCGCGTATGTCCCTCTTTTTTAAGTCAACGATTGTATCGACATTAATATAATTTGCAGATGGTCCACTACCTATTTGTAAAGTTCGACCATATTTACTATCATAAAAATTTACACCTTTACCATTATATTCTCCAAAATTATATCTTTCCTCATCTCTTTCTTTTAACTTAGAAGGGTTTTCTAAAATAAGTCTTTCAACTGTAGGGTTAAAACCATTATAAACATCTTTTACAACATCATACCAATTTTTTTTACCTTGTGCAATTAAATCAAAATCAGTTTCTATTCGTGATGTAAATTCATAACTAATAATATCTGTAAAATTCAATTTTAAATAATTATTTACTGTAAAACCAGTTTCAGTTATAAATAATTTATTTTTTTCAGCTTCACAATTAGCCTTTTCTTCTTTTTCAGTTATATCATTATCAATTAATGTCATAATTGAATATGGTTTTTTATTTCCACTTTGAGACTTTTTTTTTACATAACCTCTGTCCTGAATAGTTGTAATAATAGTTGAATATGTTGATGGTCTACCAATACCTTTTTTTTCTAACTCTTTAATTAGTGAAGCTTCAGTATATCTACCAATTGCTTTGGTAAACTTTTGACATGCAACTATTTTCTCATATTTAACTTCTAAATTTTTTTTACAATATTTTAGTAACTCACTTACAAATTTATTACTATCTTTGTGGTCGAATAAAACCATAAAACCTTGAAATGTTGTTTCATCATATTCACTCATAATATTAAAATCGTCATCAGTATGTTTCAATATAGTTGTAATTTTGTGTATATTTTGTTTCATTGGTGACATTTGTGATGCAATCGTTCTTTTCCAAATCATACTATAAAGACGTTTATGTTGATTACCCCATATCCCGTCAATAGTAGGTGTATCAATTGATACAGGTCTAATAGCTTCGTGTGCTTCCTGAGCATTTTCAGAGCTTGTTTTATATATTTTCTTTCTATAATATTCTTCTCCATATTTTTTGGTAACATATTCATTAATTTCTTTCATTGCTTCATCTGAAATAGTAATACAATCTGTACGCATATATGTAATAAGTCCAGCTTCATATAACTCTTGGGCTATACTCATACAAATTTTAGGGTCCATACTCATCTTTGAAGAAGCGTCTTGTTGTAATGTAGATGTTGTATATGGAGCAGACGGGTTTTTTTTACTTTCAGTTTTTTTAATATTATCAATAATAAACTGACCTTCTTTACAATATTCTAGAATCCCAAGACAACTTTCTTTATCTTCAAATTCATCAACAAAACTACCACTATATTTAATATCAGTATCAGGAATACAAAAATCCCCATCAATTTTGAAATATATATTTGCCGTATGATTATTAATTATTTCTTCACGATCATTTATAAGGCTTAGTGCGGGGGATTGACACCTACCCGCAGACAGTTTATTATTACCCGTATGACTCCAAATTAATGGAGAAAGCTTAAAGCCTACAAGACGGTCAAGAATACGTCTTGCTTGTTGGGAATAGAACAAATTTTCATCAATTGTTTTTGGATTTTGAACGGCTTCATTTAATGCTTTTTTAGTAATCGCATTAAATACGATACGTTTAGTCTTCTTTTTATCGAGTTTTAAAACAGATGCAACATGCCATGCAATTGCCTCGCCTTCTCTATCTAAATCGCTAGCAAGAATAATTTCATCACAAGTCTGAACCAGATATTTAAGGTCTTTAATTACTTTACTTTTACTAGGTATAACTTCATATTCTGGTTTAAAATTATTATTTACATCAATTGCCCCTAACCCTTTTTTTAAATCTAAAATATGTCCAAAACTTGCTTTACATATTGTATTCGGCAATAGGCTCTCAATTTTCTTACATTTTGCTGGAGATTCAACAATGATACCTATTTTAGTCATATAATACTTATTATAAATAATTATATCAAAATTTTTATTTTGTGATTATAATAATCACTAAATAAAAATTTTTAAATACGATATCCTACCATTTTCAGCTAATATATTGACATCAAAACTTAAACCTTATAAATAATCGGGATTTGTTTCTGTTAAATCTATATACATGTTTGGGTGTATATCGTTTAACTTAAGTCTTGAGTTTCAACCAATTACATATGTCCATACATCAGCAATCATTAAAAACCCACTATCATTATTCTTATTATATATAGGTTCTACATCTTCTTCAACAGCATCCATATAATCAATATTATAGACTTCAAAATTAATACTTATAATTTTATTATCTTCATTAATTTTAACACTTTTTAATTTCCATCCATCCCATATAGCCTGTAAAATAGTTAAATGGTCTTATATGATTTGGCTATTAATTTAATATTTTCATTATTTATTGGGATCATAAAATCGTGTAGGTTCACTAAAATAGGTTTAACCCATACCACAACGTTATCGAATGATTCTTTTTAAGTGAGGCATTGGGATAAGTGTCCTTTTTATCGGAAGCCTTATGGGTAGGTTCCTTTTAGCTGAAACTTTACGTGCAGGAGCCTTTTTATCTGAAACTTTACGTGTAGGAGCTTTTTTATCTAAAGATTTCTTAACCAACGCTTTTTTCTTTAAAACCTGAACAATATAATTAGAAGTGTTCATTCTAAGAACTTCTTTACCAATTTTACCTGTTTTTTAAAGCATCGATTAGTAGTCGGATTTATAACTTTATTCGAATTACAATCTTTCATATAATATAATTAAATGTTATGTTTCTAGTATTAGCTTTGGTATACATTATCTGTACTATCAACAAATAATTTATAAGGAGCCTCAAATATTAATTCGCCTAAATTTGTTTTTTATCTAATGGTTCATTGCGTATTATAGTATAATATTTACTATTAATTTAGGTAAAATCAATATTTAAACGTGCAAATATTGTAGTAACTAAATTTTCTAAAATATATATTTTTTATGGCTAATAACATTTTCACATACTATTTAATTATTTCATCATGCTAAACGATATTTTTTTCAGATTTTATTAAATCATTATATGCGGGGTTTTAGTCGATATTCATCAAAATAATTGCTAAATTTAACATCTAAATCAGAATTATCTTTATCAACCATATTATCATTAAATACATATTTATTTCAAATAAGTAATTATTGATATATTTAGGGAAATATGTTTTTAATCTATTTTCTAACAGGAGAACCTTTGTGTCCCTTTTTGAAAACCATTTGCTTTCCACTTTTCTTTAAATATTTGTTGAAATTTTTTACACCAGCAGCATGTTGTGCTTTTGATACAACCTTACCACGTTTATTTTTCATAAGATGACTCTTAGATTGCCCAGAAGCAGTATGTTCTCTGCACCCACGCCATACCAGTAGTTTAGAACCGACTTTTTTCATATTACCGTTTTTGAAGTAGTTACTAGAACCACATTTAGATTTTTTAACAGATCTCTTAGGTTTTCCACCAGCAAATAAATTATAATATGATGTATTCATTTTATAATATATAAGAAGAAAAAAAACTACACATCAAAAAAAATTTCTTATATTAAATATAATAAATTTTTTATTGCGAGGATTTCGATGCAAGAATTGCTTTGCCAATTTTACCAGATTTTTTTACACATCTACCTGTAGTGGGATTAATAATTTGGTCTTTATCGCATTTAGGGTCTGAAACCTTAGATTTACCCTTAGGTGAAGAAACCCTGACTGTTGTCTTAGATTTAGGCACACGTACTGTCCATACATTTTTTTGTTTTGATTTACAATTTGGGTTAGTCTTATCACTCCAATTACAACGACCATCATTATTACAATTATTCTGGTTTCTATATAATTTGCATGAATAAACTTTCTTATGAAGTCTCATGCGTTCCATACTCTGTTTATGTTCTGAAGCTCTTTTTTTTTGTGTAAACCTAGAGCTGATTTTCTTAGAGCCTTTTTAAGAGTTTCTGCATGACGTTCGTCCAAGAATTCGCGTGCTGATATTCCACCATATTTATTTGATTTTTTCCCCTTCATTATAATAAACAAAATATTTTATTTTAAAATTAATAAATTAATAAATTAATAATTATTTTTACAATCCTCTTTAGTTAATCTAGTGAATACCATTCTACCAGATGCACGCTTTTCCATACAACGGCCATTTGGAAGACGAACAACGCTTCCAACAGGTACATGTGCATATTTTGGTATATATTTAGAAGATTTTTTTGGTGGCAATGTTCCTTGGGCTATTTGTTTCCCTTTTTTACTATTACGTTTAACACATCGTTTAGTATTTGGATTTCTTACTTGATCTAAATTACAACTTTTTAGTTGATTTTTTTTTAATGACAATTTTTTTATTTTTTGTAAAGCTATACCTGCTTTATCCATTTGCACTTTGTTATCAAGATAATATCGTCCTTTTACACTACCTCTAACAGGAGCTTTTTTCTTAGGAAGCATTTTTTTTGGAACTTGTTCTGATTGTAACTCTTCATCTGAAGAATCATCTGAAAAATTAAACAAGTTTAAATCACTTTCTTCTTGGTCAACACTTCTATCTAATGCTTTAGCCACTAAAGCTTGTTTACCAACTTTTGTACCTAATTGTTTTAAACTTACTTTTTGTCTTTTATTTTGATTATCATAACGTGTAATCTTATTTTTTGGTTTGAAAGCTTTAGCTTCCTCAACAAGTTGTTTTGACCGGGTTCGAAATATATTTACTGGTTTATTTGTGCTACCCTTAATAGGTAACTCGTTTTTTGGAGGTGATTTTGTTGCTTTAAATTTAGTAATCGACATTGGCTTTTCTTTATTAAATTCATTACCTAAATATATATTGTTCATTATATAATTTAAAAAGAAAAAAAAAAGTTGTAAATTTATTAAATTTACAACTTATTACTACAACTTTTAGAAAAAGGTTTTGTGATTAGGAGAAGCTCTAACCCAAGTTCCGATTGCTTTACTTGAATTTGAGTTGTTACTTCTTTTTGCTGATAATTTAGGCTTATTAGACGATGATAAACCTAAAAGTTGTCTACCAATAACACCATCGCGATTAACGCATCGGTTAGTAACTGGGTTAAGTATCTGTTTCTTACTACATTTTTTAGTATTTGGTACAGATTTTGCAGAAACTTTGGGTGTAACTTTGGACGCAACTTTCGATTTAGGTTCACGAAGTTTCCATACATTTTTTTGTTTTGATTTACAATTCGGTTTAGTCTTATTACTCCAGTTACATCTTTCATCTAAATCACAATTTGTTTGGTTTACATGTAATCCACACGATTTGGTGTTCTTATGAAATCTCATACGTTCCATACCTTGTTTATTAGATAAAACTCTTTTTCTTTTTTGTGAAGCTAAAGATGCTTTATCAATTCTATCTTTATTGGCAAGATAATACGCCCCTCTAACATTTCCTTTAACAGGAGCTTTTTTCTTAGGAAGCTTTTTTTTTGAAATTTGGCGTGATTGTAACTCTTCATCTGAAGAATCATCTGAAAAATCAAACAAGTTTAAACCACTTTCTTCTTGGTCAACACTTCTATCTAATGCTTTAGCTACTAAAGCTTGT